AAAGATTTTGGGTCAAGTGTCGCTTCAGTAAGCGCAAGGTTTCCTGCACTATTATAAGTACATGAATTGTCTAGCACAAGACCTGTTCCATTCATTTTTTGAATGTTTTGCTTATACTTAATGTTTTCTAATACTGTCATGTATTCCAATGACTTTGCTTCTTTTAATGCTGCAGAAATATAGCTCCCCGCTGCGGTACCGTTAAAATTCGGCTGTGTGACCGTAAATGCCATAGTTTAATTTTTTTTAGTTATTATATTAATTGTTTAAATTCATTAAAATTCTGTGTTTTTTAGGCAACCTATTATATTCTGCTCTAGACATTCTAGGTTTATCAACACTGAATTTGTTTGTATTTACAGGACTATCAGCTGGTTTAGCTTCTAGTTCTGTTTTTAATTTTTCGTTTTCTGCTTTTAAACTTTCAAAATCTTCTTTTGAAAATTCTACAACTTCTGTTGTTTTTATTGACTTAGGCTTGTCAGATACTTCTTCAACTACTTCTTCACTCATTTCTTCTGAATCACCTTCGCCTATTTTAGCTTTTAAATCAGCAACTGCATCTTCTAAGTTCTTTATTCTTTTTTCCATCCCTTCCCAGTCATCAACTGCTGCTTCATCATCATCTTCACCTCTATCTTCACCTAAATCTTCTTCTTTTGGTGTTTCTTCTTCTTCAGTTTCACTTTCAATAAGTTCTGCTACAATACCTTCATCTTCTACTCTAAATGAAACACCAGTATCTAATTTGTACGTTCCTGGTGGTACAGGTATAGTCGTGCCATCTTCCAAAAGTACAGAAACATCAACACCGTTTTCAAGCTCTTCAGCAGTAGATACAAAAATTGTACCGCCATCTTCAGACTTTGCTTGCCATGCTAATTTAATTTCTTTTTCTTCAAGACCCAATGCTTGTTTTATTTGTTTTTTTAAATCCATAATTCCTTTATTTAGTTAAGTTCGTAATATATAATAGAATGTTTATTTATTTATTTGATTTTTGACTTTCTCTAATAATTTCATTTAAAGCACTAAGTATTTCAGCATCAGTTGGTTGCTTTTCACTCATTTTTTGCATTTTATCTATAAAATAACCTTCAATTGATAATCCTTTTAGTTCACCTTCTTTAATTTTTTTCCATAAATCATCATTTTCTATCTTCATTTTAACAAACCATGTACCATTAGGCAAATCAAAACCATACATTTTAGATTTATCTTGGTCACCTTCTTTTATCCAGCTTTCAGTTGTTAATACGCCAGATACTCTATCTTGATGTTCATACGTTGCTTTGTGGTGATTGTTATGTTTTAAATATAATTCACTTGCTTTTCTAATTGTTTCAGGTCGAAAAAACACATAATATTCTGAATCTGTATTTGGGTCATATCTAAATATTTGCTTATTAGGAATTAATGCAGGACTTACCAGCATTCTCTTTTCTTCATCTACTTTAGCAAAGGTTAAATTATGCTTTTCTTTTCCAAAATATACAAAGTCTTGTTCTATTGCTGGTGCAGATACTAAACTAATTGCATCTATTGCTAATTCTTGATTATCTTCTTCAATTATTAATTCAACTATTTTAGTAGTTTTTAAATCTTCATAATAGTCTTTATTGGCTTTTTCACAGGCTTCTTTAGAATCGTATTTACATTCACCTGTGTTGCCCCACTTCCATTTTCCATCTTTACATTTTTTACAAGGCATAATTTTAGTTTTTTCGTTATTATATAATAGTTTTAATTCTTATTTATTTGATTTTTATATGGTTGCTCTTCTTCTAATTGCTGCAAGTTTATCTTGGTTGTTTGTAACATCATCACTAACAACGTACGCTTGTACTGGTTCTGGTTCTTGTGCGCCACCTAATTCAAATCTACCTGACATCATTTCTGGTGCAGGGGTTTCAGTTGGTACATCAGCACCACCACCACTTTCACTACCTGATGGGGGTGTGCCTGCTGTTATTGATTGTATATTTTTTAATGCAAAAGCACCTGCTAAACCTGCTTGAATAAAAGGAAAAGGAGGAAAAATTTTGGTAATTGGGTTTCCTGCAGCAGATGTAAATGCATTTTGAACACCTTGAACACCAGATACAGTTGCTTCAGCTATTGCTGCAGCCTTACTAATTGCAGAACCTTCTTTAGCCATGCTTTTTACTAATCCTAATCCTTGTTCTGCAATATTCATTTTAGCATTAAATACTGCCTTTTCTAAGTCTTTCTTCTTTTTAGCATCTTTTTCAGCATCATCTAATTCTTTATCACTCCATTTAGTTCTTATAGCATCTAATTCAGTCTGTTGTGCTTCTTCAAGTTCTGCTGTATCAATACCTAGCTGTTTTTTACCTTCTATTATAGCAAAGTATTTATCTATAACTGCATTTTCTTCTCTAGTTTGTGCATCTAATTGTGACTGGTAAAATTCATCTAATAAATCAGCAGAATCAGTAATTAGCTTATTTACTCTTTCTGTTTCTTTATCAATTACGTCTTGTATCTTTTGTGCTTCAGCATCTAATTTTGCCTGTTTTTTATCACTTCTAGTTTTTTCTTCTGATGCAATTTGGTTTTGCATTTCATTTACTTCTGTCATTACCCGCTTCTGAAGTCTTAATGAACTAGTTTCTTTAGCAAAAACATCAGCTTTTAAGTCTGCTAATTTTTGTTCATCAACAGCTTTATGCTTATTCATTCGCATATCTTCTTCAAAGATTCTAAGACGTTCTTTAGCCATCTTAACTTCTTCATCACTAGTTTCTTGTTCTAATTCTAATGCCTTACGTAATGCAGTTAGTCTTTCTTGTGCGCTTTTTGTTTCATCTTCTGCTAATAAACGTGCCTTTTCAATTTCTTTCCTGGTTTCTGCTTTTTTTACTTTAAAATCATTTTCAGCATCTCTTAATTTTTGTGATGCCACTGTAAGTTCACCTGCTAATTTTATTTCTTTTTTCATTTCTTCACCTACACCCGTGAAAATATTTTTAAATTCATTTAAAGTATCAAATATATTTTGACTAAATACATTGCTTAATGTTTTACCAAATGTTGATATTCTATCTTTTATAACTTTAAACCCTGCACTAATTTTAGATATTGTGACATTTAATTTGTCCATACCTTCTTTGGTGCTGGTTAAATAAGTAACAAGTGAACCAAAGGCAATTAATAATGCACCAATTCCTGTTGATGCTATACCAGCTTTTATAGTGCTAAACATTAACTTTAAAGTTGGTATTATTTGGCTTGTTGTTTTCTTTATACTATTAAGAGAAACACCCATAATCTGAAAATTACCAATACCATCTTTTACAACTTTGTCTTGCTCTTTTTGCGCGTCTGTAAATTTTTTAGATTCTCTAGTTGCTGTGGCTTGCTGGTTTTTTAATTCTTTAAGGCCTATTTTTTCTAGTTTTATTTCTTTTGTGGTGTCTGCTATTTTCTTATTTAACTTATCAGCATTAGCATAAAAAGCACCTTTTGGTATTGCATCTTGTTGTGCTTTAAGTTCTATTAATTCTTTTTCTAAATCATTAAGAATTTTATTCTGAAAATCTATTTGCTCATTTAAGTCTTTAAACCCATCTGTTGTTTTTTCAACTGACTTGCCAAGTTTTTCAGCTTCTTGTGTTACTTTTCCTATATCACTTTTTACATTTAGTTCTAAAACTTCTTTTGACATAATTAAAATGTTGTTTTTGTTAATGCTATTTCATGTATATATACAACTGCACTCCATGCATTATTAATATTATTACTACCTATTACTGATACTGATATGCTTTTTACATCTGTTGTTGAAGTATCTACCATACTGAATGAACCGTTAACACCTATTTTACCAATGTTTCTGGTAAACCCTACAACAAAAGCCATATTATATGTATCATCTATTTGCACCACGCCCTTCATGTTTCTATATGAATAATTACCTGCTGTTCCAGATGTTCCACCAGTTTCTAGTCTTGTTAAATATATTTCATATCCAACTATACTGTTATTTCTTACATTTATATAGCTTGAACCATCACCATTAACTGTTAAGGTAGTTGCTGTATTATCTACTGTTGCACCTGCTAATTCTACAATAGACATTTGCCTAATAGGTTGTACAGATGTTGTTAATTCACCAACTGTTGTAGTCATTAAGTTATTACCACCACCAATAACAAATTCAGATTGTCTAGTTGCTGTACCACCAATACCTAAAACTGTACCATTAATTATTTCATCATTTATTCTGTTATCTCTACCCACAATTAAATTATTTCTACAAGTAGAACCTATACTATTATTTTGTCCTATTATTTTAGTGTAATTAGTACCAAGTCCTGTGGTATTTTCTGTACCTGTTTTTGAATTAGTAGTATTTGCAAAATTATTTCTGAGTTTATAACTAGAAGTAAAGGCAATACATGTTCCTGTTGCTGTATCGTATTTATAGCCATACGCTTCACAAGTTTCTTGATTTGCTGGCAAAAAATAATTTACACCATCAGTAAATGATACAGTTCCATTATCAGTTATAACGTGCGGTTTTAATGAGAATCCTTTTCTATAATCCATTATGTTATTAATATAAATTCAACTTTTGACAAATCACCTGGTTTGTAATCTATCTTATTTACTCTATAAATTAAATTCTGGATTCTTATTTTGTCATAGAACTCAAAATTAGCTATATCAGCTGACGTAAGTAATACTTTTAAAGTTAATAT